CGATCATACCTACAACTACACTACCTGTACTACAAGACCATTTAAACCCTAGTTGAGCTTTTACAAATGCCGAACGTTCCGGAGCTGTATAGATATATACTGTATTAGCTGCTATAGAAATAGCGGGCCAAATTTGATAACCAGTAGTATCATTTGTGGTATTGTCTCGAATAGTACAAGTTACAGCACTTGCCGAGGTGTTAGCTAGATAAATAGAATATATATAGGAGGTAGTACTAGTAACAACGGTTGGTGATGAAGGTACCCAACCCAGACCGTTGTCGGCTCCTAGAAGAGAAGATGCTAATAGCATCAGACACATGATAAAATTACGCATATTAGGACCTTTTCCCTAAAAGTATATTTGATTGAAAATGGCCGTTAGGCCGAAATGTTCTGATATGATTTGATTCTCGCTTAGCCCATAACTCTTTAACTTTAGCTAAACGTTGTTTAAAAATACCTTTGTATACATTAGCTTTATTCTGATCGGATAGTGGCGAATCTTTTGAGTAAGCAGACATAGCTACGAAATAAGGGCAGGTGTAAACTATCCAGGTTGGAAGTTCTGTGGTGGAGGTTGAAGTAGCTAATGCTAATTTTTTCGTATATTCTATAACAGCTGTACCTGTCGTGTTAGGTTCTGGATGTAGTTCAAATTGTTGAAAATTTATTGGCATAACTACACGAGGTGTGCCAGACTCTTCAGTTCTAAAAGTAGCAGATATTTGATACATGTCCTCTGGTTCTCTAGGAGGAAGTTGAACCCCATTCCAAAAAAAAGAAATAGGTTGATCTATATCGGAAGCAAAGGCGGTATAAGAATTTGTAGCTGACGAAGTGACTAATGTAGCAGTAGAAGTAACCAGAGGAAGTTCATTCTGAATTAAATTCTGCCAATCATCTATATAACCGTTTAAAGTAGGGTTATTCCACACGCGGCCGTTTGGGTCCATGAGTAAATTTCTACACATAGACAATATTTCCGCTTGTGTTTTTTGTGTGGAAAATGCCATATAGGCATTATATCATCCGGTTTTTCCAAGCGCTGTAAGCAATATCTAGAGCAGCGTGTACAGCTTCTGCGGAAATAGCACCCATTGCGCAAGCGGGGCCTGTACGTAATACTTCAGGTAGTGTATCAGTTTCTATTTGAACTAGGGGGCAGGTGTCTGCCGAGTTATGCATTTGATGGCAAGGATAGCAGGGGGCTATAGCTGCATCTGGTTTAAGAGCTACATAGTTCGTCCAGTTAGAACAGAGGTTTGATTCGGAGGAGTGTGAGAGTAACACTATTTTTGGGTTGGTCCAGCATGCCGCCGCGTTAATGATGGCGGATTCTGGACCAACCACTACGTTTAGTTTCTCCAGCATACAGAAGAGTTCGCGTAGCGATATCTCGGAAATCAACGAACGAACTTGAGGATGTTCAAAGGTTAAAGGGCGAGCAGCTTCATTTCCAAGTAGGAAAACTTGCGCGTCTTCTTTGTCTTCTAACCAACTACGAAGTGTGGGCTCTAGGATTGCGTAGCGCTTGTGGGCAGAAGACCCATTCAAACCCCAACCAATAGTGAATTTGTCTTTATAGGGTTTTAGAAATTTATCTCGCCACGCTTCTTCCGATTTGGAAAAAAATAACTCTTGACGTTTTGGAGCGTCAGGGTAACCTGCTATGCGCATGGTTTTATCTAGATATCCCTCAGAGCAAGTAGCTTCACGAAATGCTTTAGGTGTGTAGAAGTCCCGACGTGCTTCGATCTTTAGGAGTGACCCTTCTATTGACTCTGAGAGGTTTATGTATTTATCATACTCCTGAGCCCAAGTTGCCCAGTACGCACCTAGTTCTTGATTATCTACGACATTTCTTTCGTGAGGAATAATATTAGATACATAAGGATTGTTAGTTATAGCATCTTTAGAATAAGTTGAAACATTCATAGTTACGTCATAGCCGTCTTCGTGAAGAGCACGAATCAAAGGCGTGACCATAATTAAATCGCCAATTGCGCCGTAGCGAATTATGCAGGCACGTTTACGTGTGGGAGGTTTAAGATATTCAATCTTACCAAAACCTGGAATTAATTTAGCTATAACTAAAACCACACCAACTTTAGTTTGATAATCTTTAATACACCAAGAGCCTATTTTACGTAGCATATCTTCAAACTGTATATAGTTAAAAGTAGCAGAGGTTTCTTGTGGAATAGCAAATATAAGATGTCCACCTTGACGCAGCTTTGATATCAACTCTTGAAGACGCTCTAAGGGTTTTTCTTCGGTAAGGATACGTTCCCCGCAAAGAACCCAATCAAAAGATTTACGAGTTAACAATTCTAAATCATAAACTTGAGCAAAAGGTGTTTGAATTTTATCTGCATATATTGTAGAAGTATTGGGACCCGTAGCCGCAATAGGTAAAATATGGTCAGCCGCTCCCCAGTGGAGACCAATACCTGTCATGTAACCAGCAGCCCGAAAACGAACCCACTGCTTCGGAGTAATCTTGGTTAATGCCGAAGCAGTGAGTGGGTTACTCTTCGTCAACAGGAATCTGTTTAACGATGGGGAGTGAGATTGTCATGTAGAAAGCTTTACCCGGCCACTTGCGTTTGTTGTTACCCATGTGAGGTTCCATGAGTGGGCGGATCTCGTGAACTACAGCGCCGATTCGTTTATCGATGCGATACGCACCGCGTAGATCCTCTAGTTCTGCGCCAAGCAATTTGAGATCTTGCCAGCCCGACCAAACTTTAGCACCTTCAGGAACGGCTTCTAGCTCAACGTAGAACGCGCCGGAGTGATCGCCTAGAATATGTGACTTGATGGAATCTACCTTAGGGCGTAGAGTTGTATGGCAGGTGGAATCTTGGCCGTGAAATTCTTTGTAAGACTCGCAGCGGATTAGTTTAGGATTGAGGCGTAGTTTCTCAAAAACACTCCAATCAGTTGCAGGTTCGGGAGGAGTTACAGTAGGACGTATAGGGTCTGTTGGTTTTAAATTACTCATAGTTTCTCCTATGTGAGAGTAGATATAAATAAAAGGGGAGGGCGTAGAACCTCCCCTTTAGGTTTAAAGTGATTACGCGAACAGTTCGTTCTGTTCAATCCAAACGTCAAAAGCTCCGACAGCCGCGCCAGAGGCGGTAGCAGTGCCAGTAATATTGATCTTTAACTCATCCCCAGCGGCAAAGATACCGTTAGAAGCTGTGGTAATAACTAGATCAATATATGAATCTAAAGCAGCGGTAGTTAAAACCGCTGTACCAAAGGTATTAGTGCCGTTAACGAAACTAGCCACTAGGTTAGTGCTAGCCGCATTCGGTATAGTAGTAACGTGTAGACGAGCACCTGTCACCTGTGAACGACGAACGAACTTCTTCATGTTGGCAACGTCGGTGACGTTATGACCAGTTGAAGAGCCAGCGGTCGCAGTTCCAAAAGATAGTGCAGAGCCTTCACGATAGTGATTACGTGCGTAGTATTTTTGATCTGAATAGCTCATATTTATTCCTTAGGCTGATGTGATGAACATAATATGCTGTTCACCGTCGTTAGCATAATTCCATACGATTTTGAAACCAAGTAAAGCATACCACGCCATACCCATATCGCGACCGTAATCTGACGTATTCTTCATACGCATTTCTTCTGGAATAGATACAGCTTCGATGACGTTATCACCACCAAGCAAAACAGCTTGACCATAAGCAGAACTATTGCCAATACTATTCGATAAATAACCGGTCTCTTCAACGAAGCGAGCGCCGTAGTAAGTGCCTACCTCACCGTTAAGAATATTTGCAGCAAAGGGTTGAGTATACTGAGATACAGTTACCCAGCCTCCAGCGGCAGTATCATCGAACATACCCGAAAGAGCAGAAGTTGAAGCTACCATTACGTAGTTACGTCCGTCGAATTTCGGTACTAAACGTTTCTTGAAGAAGTCTACAGCGCTGCGCACATTCTTACCTGTTAGGTTAGCTGTGGCAGTAGCAGTAGCGGTTCCGTTGGTTGTGATAGCAAAACTAGAAGTACCAACGCATACGCCATAGTAATCAGTGGTCGCGAAGGCGTTACCTGCCGCAGACTCCAATACTTTGACTTGATCGTCACGTAGTGCCTGTTCAATCTCAGATGAAACTGAGAATTGACCTAGAGCGTCTAGTTTAGCTGTGAAAGGAATTGAGTTGGCGTATTCCGAGATAATACAAGTTCCTTGGTTTGTAAGGAATTGAGTTTCTGGAATCGTCTGGGTTTCTAGAATTGTTCCGCCCTGAGTTTGAACGTTCTGACGTTTGTCGAAGTAGAACGTGTCGCCACGTCCTTTACCAATTGCTTCGCGAACATCAGCAAATTGCCGTAACACATAAAAAGGCTGTGCTACCGAACGAAGCCGTTCACTCAAATAGGGAACAGTCCAGTTACCACCGTATGTTGATACAGAGTATACTTGTCCTGGCATATTGTCTCCTAAAAATTATTGACCTAAACCTCTAAGCTTTAACTGATGGTTCTTCCGTTCTTCTAGAATTTCAAAGGTTGTCTTTGGTTTAGAAGTTGTGGAAGGAGGAGCATCTATACGAGCAGAAGGTTGTCCAGTTGTACTAGATAAAACTTCTGTTCGAACTGTTTGAGCTTGAAGGGCACCAGCGCCGCGAATCCGCTGGATAAACTGCTTCGCGTTATCGACTTGTTTGCTGACCGCTTTATGATATGCTTCGACGTACTGTTCGGGGGTTTGCAATTTGTTATTCCGCTGTAAGTCAAGTAATTCAGCCTCGACCCTAGATGCAATGACATCTTCCATGTCTACTAAGTCTGGGTTGGCATTTCGTAAGCCAGAATTAATTTCTTCAACTTTCTTGTTGATAAAATTTTGTGTGGCCATTCTTTGCTCAACTTGGGTTATAGCCAGTTGAGAAGCTCGTTCCGCTGTTTGGGTTTGTAAAAGTTCGTCTGCTTCTTCTAATTTACCTGCTCTAACTAAATCCATCCAATGTTGGCGCTGTGTTGGCGTAGCAACTGGTGTAGGAGTGGCGGGTGGTTGCGCAGCACGCAACTGTTCAATCTCAGCCTTCATTGTGTTTAATAGCTGGATCACCTCCTCTGAGCCAAAGTTTCCGGGCGCTGAAGCCGGAGGCTCAGAAGGCTGAGTGTTAGCGGGCGTAATAGGTGGTGTACTCACCGGAGGGGTTCCATACAATTCTTGATATCGTTGTACAGCAATTGGATCTGATGGAACCGGAGGAGGTTGCGGAGGCGTAGGAATTTGCGCTACATCGGGAGACGCAACCGGTTGTGTAATTAAATCGGACATGTTTTATATTTCTCCTTGAGTATATCACTACTCAGCCGAAGTTCGCTGAGAAGTAAGTATTTTTTCTTTACGTTTTAAAATATCTCGGATAAGAGTTTGTAGGAAGTCGATGCCGGAGATGCGACCCGCTATTTCTTCGGGCAGCAATCCGGGCAGCGCGGAGGTGCGGGCACGATTTAGAGTTGTGGAAATTAGAACTTCGCAGAGATGTTTACGCTCTTCGATTAGTTGAGGTACGATTACCTCGGACCAACCGGCTTGAGCTAAAAGTGTCTCTACATATTCTGCATCACGAAGTTCGAGTAGTTGTTTTTCTGTCATATGTTATGAGGCAGGTGTAGATGTTGGTTGAGCCTGTTGCTCACGGGCGAGTTGCTGAGCTTGAGCCATTTCGATAAGTTGAGGTAGCATACCAAGTACTTGTGGCCCCATTTGTTGTAACATCTGTTGTTGTATTTGATAAGCAGCTACTTCTTGAGTTACTACAATTTTATCAATATCATGAATTTGAGGCCGGAAGCCTTCGACGATTCGTTTGAGAAGCTCAATTTGGTTTATATAGGGTAACCATGCCATCGGATTTTGTCCAATTAAATTCATAAATTGAACGAGATTATTAAGCATCTCTGACTTTTCAAATTGTTCTGAGATGCCAGATACTTTTAGTGTGAAATCACCTTGAATCTCAATTAGCTTTTGAGCGTGAGTCATACCCGCAAAGGTAGTGAAGTCTGCTCCAAGCACTTGAGAAATTCTTGGGTCATTAGCTGTATCGAGAAATTGAATAACTAGATCGCCGCAGTAGTCTACTAATGGAGCGATTAGGTTTTGCTCCATATCGGCACCCATGCTTCCGAAGAAGCTTTGTTGATTTCCATCTTTGATTTCGATTTCGCTAGCGGTCTGCGCTCCTCGAAAGCGTGGAAGAGCTTGCTGGATTTCACCCACTAAAGCACCTTCTTGATATGCGCGGTCTAATTGGGCCGCTACTTCAATTGCTCCCGTAGATACATCTCTAAATTGTATTTGTTGCATGCCGGGTAAATTTTGAGCAGTTTGTGCTTTACGTCGTAATACCTTACCTGGAGTTAATCCAGTATTAAAATCATCAGGATTTTCATAGGCTTCCTCGAATAGTTCAAACATCGGAAGCATAGAGTAGGCTACGGAATCTACGGCTTGGTTGGTAATTTTGGAGTAATTGCGAAGCACTTGACGAACGGGTTCGATGAGACCCATACCCTCTGTACGGAAAGGTACAAGAAGAGGAGACCAACCGATGTAGGGTGGACGGTTGTTCCAAATGGTGTTTTTCTTAGCGATTAGAACTTTATCGCCTATCATAAATACATGGCCAGATTTTTCTACCAATTCTTCACCTTGAAAAATCGGTCCGTAATATTCCGTCACTTTAACCACGTCGGATACTTCCGAAGGAGCTTTGATGAAGGAGTTCATTTCTTGATGGCGAAGTGTAGCTTGTTTATCAATAGCATCAATACGTGAAGATTTTATATTTTCTAAAGCTTTGTGATTGATTAGATTACTAAGACCAGCCTCTTCCAACGATTTAACTAATTCTTTTAATTTCCAATATGGCATCTCCATAACTTCAATTGTTCCGGCCCAATTATTTAGGGAGGAACCGGGAAGCCAGAAGAAATTGTAGGGGTCTACGGCCTTCACGAATAACTTACCCTCTAATACTTCGTTGCGAACAATACTTCCGTCTGGCATAGCTTGAATGTCTAGACGAGTTTCGTAACCCCAGTAAGGTTTAAGTACAGCAAGACCCATAACGAACGCACCCTCGTTAGCCTCCTTAACTGCGGATAAATACTTTGCATTATTCATGAAAGTATTTACGAGGGTAGTTTTCTTTTCCGCACGGATTTGTTGAATAGTATTGTTTTTATCAATAGGTTCATATCGCCAAGGCTGTGCAGATTGAGAGATTAAACGAATTAGAACAGAAGAAGCCTGCTTGACTGATGCCATAGCTTTAGGCAGTACAATCTTAGATTGCCAATCTTCTTTATTAGAGAAATCTTCTACACCACGAAAAGCGGCCCAACATTCGTCCCAAATTGCTCGTTTTGCCGCACGACCAGCATGAAGATTTTTCTTCCAATTGGTAATGTGGGTGGCGAGAGCTTCATAGTCTAAGCCGGGAGTCTGTGTAGCCGGATCCGCCATAGGCAGCGCTGTTTGTTCGTCAGGAGCTAACTCGGCTGGAATGGTTAACTCGATAGAATTAGACATGAGGGTGCCGCCTTAGGGTTAATTTTTCCATTTGTTAACCATTATAGGGTACTTCGTTACCTTTCGCTCCGAGAGGTTCGCCATGGGGATAGAGTTGATGAAGTACTTGCAGTCGTCTAGGGCGTGGTTGTAGCGGTCGGCCATTCGATCTGAATACGCTAGATTTTTATCGAGACTCTTCGGATCTTCGTACACCGCGTTCTTGATTTCATCTATTAGATGGAAGCAGGAAGAGAAGATTTGGAAAGTTGGTACCTCAGCCATCCAATGCCGATGCATTTCTGCGATCCATGCTTCTTCGTCACGTACCCCAGGAGTAAATAGAACTACCCCTTCGTTAATGAATAACTGATTGATCGAGATTGGGTTGCCCGCTTTTACGTGTTGGCGAGCTGACCATAAATCAGGGTCCGCTGCGATGTATTTGATGTAGGGGAAATACTTATGCGCCTTCATCTTCTCCGCAAACTCGGGGATGTTCGGGCAAGGTTCGTACTGCTCGTGGACTACTAACCACGGTTCCTCGGGCTTTGGGTTTTTGTGTCGTGCATAGATGTGAAAGCTGGAGGGGTTACGAGGGCCGTAGTCGAATCCAGCGAAGAACGCGTATTCACTAGGGTCTAGGTCTACGGGGGGCACGATAATTTTAGCTTCGTGTTCGAAGAATTCTGGGAAGATTTTCTGCCCGGCCATAGCGGTGTAGTCGATGTAGTATTCTTTGCGAACTCCTGCGGGAGTCATACCTGCGAAGGCCTCAGCTTGCCATTCTTCTGAGCGTTTGGACGGGTCTGCGAAGAAATAGAGAGATGCGATGGCGAATTTGTTTTTGGAGTTTTTACGAATTAGAAGACCGGGAAGGTTTGTCTTAGGATCTCGATATTCTGATTCAAAGAGAATTTCTGGCATATTTAATTAAATACTAACCATTTATTAGTTTTACCTATCTCATCTATAGGTGTGGCTTTTGATAGGTTTTCTTGGCACCATCTATACATGTTTTCAATATGTATGTCATTTTCATTATTAGGTCGTATAGCGTGTGTTTTTGGAAAACAAATCATGTTAAATGTTACCGTGTTAGGAAAAACATTTATCTCATTTTGAGCTGGATTCGGTGTTTGAAATAAAGGGGTGATCACCCAAAAGCATACATACCCAATACTTTCTATGTATTTAATTAATTCTTTTCCTGTATCAGGTCTATCATTTTCTAAAAATAAAATAGGTTTACATTCTTCAATAATATTAGTTCCCCCTTTTAAAATTTCTAGCTCCATACCCTCTGCATCTATTTGTATTAAGTCATATTCTATGTCAAGAGTATCTAGAGTTGTTTGGGTTATTTGTTCTCCGGCTGTCCACATGCTAGAGTTTATAGCTCCAAAATTGCCCACACGAGAATAATCGAAATAAGGAATGTTAACCATTCCAACTGTCTCGCCTACTGCTACTCTATACGGGTTTATGTTTTGGCCTAGCGCAGCGTTTACTTTCATTACATCGAACATACCGGGTTGTGGTTCGAAAGCGTCTACATGAGCGCCTACACTATCAAATACTCGTGCTACATATCCCATCTGGGCTCCGATGTTAGCAACTCTCCAATTTGGACGACATATTTTTTGGAGAAAATGAGATTCTGAGGGAGAGTACCATCCGTATTCTTGGAGAGCTTTACCTACATACTCATCTGTGGGTATATAAATAAACGGACCTATAGGTGTTTGGGTATAGGCTAAAGGAAATCTATAAAGTGGGTTAGGCATATATCTCTAAATAACTTAAAACTTTCCAACCTCGGTATTCTTGAATAGTATAACCTGCCGGATCATATTCTACTCCATCCCAAAGCAAAATCCAATGACCATAGTTATCTGCTGTTTCTTTGGCTACGTGTAAAATACAACGTTTAGGATAATGGGGCCGTTTAGTACTTACACGTTTTAAACGTAAAGCACATTTTATACCAAGTAAGTCTAAACCTAAAATTAAATCACCAGTTGAAGTTGCTTTTTTATGTCCTATAACAGAACATGCTTTGGCTAAAGAAACCCCTGCGGCCATAGCTACACAAGCTTGACCGCAGAGAAGAGAACCCTCGGGTTGATGAATTACTCGAAATGGTTTAGACATCAGATACGTTTTATTACTTGGATACTTGTGCGTTTTCCTATTTGATCTGCGATATATATTACTGATTTTAATTCAGAGCTTAGCGATGTAGCGCAAGGAATTTTTACCGGATCATGATCTGAGTATGAAACGATGAAAAGATACATGTTAAAATTCTCCATGTACAGCATAGTTTGAAATAGAAGTAGCTATAACTAAACCTGTTGAACTTGGAATATCTGTCATATATATAACCATTCGAACTGCGTTTCTGCCTGGGGCTAATGTGGGATACCATTGACTATTACAAGTACTTGGCCAAGCAGAAAAATCATAAGGAGGAAAACTAGTTGTGATGGATGTAGTACAGGTGCCATACTCAATACGTGATTTAGCTGGATTCCAATTGCACGCTCCGGCTGTTGCTGAGGTAGGACGGTTTGGGTTATTCATATATGCCGCTGTATATGTACTCATATTTCCAGGAGTGTATCCAACAATAGCCGCTGAGGCTGAGCCTATGGAGTACATATTGAACACACATGTTGTAGGAGCGTTCATGGTGGCATAGTTGCTAGAGTTTGCACCTAACCAACTAGAAAAAGAATTAATAGCACTCGCAGAATTTTGAAACTGGTCAAACACAACTAGCCGATACTCATGTCCAAAAGTTGAGGCTCCCGCAAAACGAGGCTGTTGTGGGTATTGAGCAAAAGTCGAAAAGACTGTTAGTAGACTAGCAAGTAAATACTTTTTCATTTTTTCTTATCCTTCTTTTTTAAACATTTAGAACAGCGGTACTGAAGAGAGTTATTAGTGCGACCTGTTATAGTTAGTCGCATAGGTTGTTTGCATTTAGGACATAGCATATTTAAATTTCACATTTGTCTCCTACGCATGCATATGATTTTGCCCCTTCAGTATTATCTTCTAACTCATATTTAGAGAGTAGTGAGTAATCAATCTTAGGGAAAGCAGCGGCAAGAGTACGGTATGTATTATAGTCTATTTCTTCATAGGGTGCTAGTTGATACACATGGTCAGATTTAGGTAGAAAGGAGATACCTACTAAATCATCAAAGTTTTTGTAGACCCAAGCACCTACCTCTACCCATTCATCCTCGGTGACGTATACGGTTATTGATTGGTTGTGCTCACACCAGAAGTTTTTGAAGACTCTCCAATGCTCTAGTTGATCTATAGCGGATATATCATGTCGTGTTTTGGCCCCTTTGGGAGCCGCGTAAGGAAATTCAAAGACCATTGTAGAACCAGTCGTAATATCTTGACCCGTCTCTGGGTGAAAAGGTACTCCAGAATCGCAGAGTAAATTAAAAAGGGGATCATTAGAAGAAATCCGATAGCGGCGAATGTAGTATTTATCATAACGAGGGTGAATGCCGGACGCGCAATCTACTAGTTGGGAAACTGTGCCGGACGGTTTACCTGTTGTAATAGCTGTTGACATGTTGATGCCTAGACGATCACACCAGATACGGGTCTCTGCAATAGCAGTGGCTTTTAACTCGCTGAGCCAGCGCTTCATTTTGTCGGACACATTGTTAAGGACCGGGTGGTCCATGATGCCGGTCATGCTAACCCCTAAGAGCCGCTCTTCATCACAGTTTGCTTTCCACTGGGAGTCTATGAAGTCGAAGTTGGTGAAGGTGGATTGCCATGCTCCGAAGGCAACAGCTACTCGAACTTTTTTTCGTAGAGACTCAAGAGTGTCTTCAGATCTAACGATAACTTCTGACAGGTTACACAATTGCATGTCTCTAAGTAAGATTTCGCCGCAAGGATTTGTTCCAATATCTGAACAATCTCCTCTTCGGCCTGAACTGACCAATTGCTTCCGTGCCCCCTCGCGATTAAATACTCCGCGCTCCCCCGACTGGGATTTGATGAGGGTTGTCCATTCTTGGAGGAAGCGGATTGGGGAAGGTTTGTATTCATATACGGCTGAGTTGTTACTCATACTCCTATGGGGTTGTGTGTGCCAAAATTCACCGAGTTTGGCATCGGCCATAGCTGCGTCTTCGAGATCAGAGAGGGAGATTTCACTAGAGCGACGCACTCCGCCTACCACCACAATCTCCGCAATTTTATTCATAATGTCATGACAGTTGATCGGGATTAGGCGGAATTGGCGTTTGGCGCGACGCTTCTCGAACAGCTCTTCTATGTATGTGAAGAGATCCTTTAAAGGAGCGGGGCCAGAGGCCCTACCACCCATAGTAACCAACCTAGCGCCAGCAGGCCGCACCCTAGAATAGTCCACCCTAACACGATTCCCGGCATACATTGCAGTAAGCACATCATGTAAAGCAGTAGCCCAGCCGACGCGAGAATCGTCAACAGTAATAGCAACAACACTATCATTCCAGTCATGCTCCATCTCTGGTAATTGATCTACGTATTTACGTTCTACGGAGAAGCCGACCCCTGTGCCAGCCATTAGAATATAGAGGGCCTCCGCAAAAGCTTTAACACGACGCACCGTGAGAAATGCACAGTTAAAGCCACACAGATGGTTCTGTGCGAGCGCAGGCCCCGCAGCCCACAATGCACGCATGGAAGGCATAACATGCATGGAACGGATAGCTGATGAAGCGGTAGCGGCCTCTTCATCAGTGATTGTGGGAAGTTGTTCTCGCATGAAGTTGATGTAGCGAGAGATTGTTTCATCCCAGGTTTCGCGACGGCCCAGATCGTCCTGCCATCGCGAATAGGTCCGAAGATAGATGAATTCTTGTTGAGGTGTCATTCAGTAGGTTTTACCCAAAGAGCCTTTTCGATTTGTTTGAAGATACCTTTTTTTCCTAAGTATTTAATACGAACTTTGTTTAAATCTTCAAGGGTTTCCGCAGTCTCTATTTCTTTTAGGGCTATAGCTAGAAGGTAGTGCATATACTCGACGCACGGATCAATTGCCTCTTTAACTTTTGTCATCAGGTGGAAGACTAGTGTAGCAGATTAGAGCTTAGATGTCAAGAAGGATAAATTCTAAGGACATAGTTATTCGTCTTCCTCATCGTAGTCACTAGTTTATTCTCTTTCTTTAATTCTTCGCACGATCTCAGAAGTGCGGATGCCTCCGGTAGTTACAAACATTTTACGTAGCCACGGGTATTTGGAGGCATGTTCTACGTAGTCGCCACCTTGGACTCGGAGGTCTGGGCGTAGTGAGTTAATCAAGTCCCTCATTTCCTCATCAGAGTCAATCTCCACGAGGTAATCGATAGGCATGTAGCCTAGGGTTGTAGCCCGCTCGACCCAGTTGAGAATTGGGCGGGACGGCCCTTTGGCTTCGCGGATGCGTCGATCTGAATCCATGGCACATACTAGGGTTCCCGCGTGTTCACGAGCATATGAAATTACTTTCATATGACCGGAGTGCAGCAGATCGAAGGCTCCATTGATTAGAACTACCGGAGCTTTGAGTTGCATGCCACGGAACCGCTCGGCTCGCATCCATTCTAACTCTGAAGGGTCACGATTTACAGCCCAGTGCCAGTTGCGTTCGCCACGATGTGCGTTTGGTGGTGTTGATTTGTGTTTACGGGGCATAAGTTTATTTATAGAATTCCAAGGATTCGACCTACTACGCTTCCCAATAGGAACGCAGCGGCGAGAATCCACACAATGACAGCACCTTCTGAAGACAAAGCATTTAATATTTTATTCTGCATCTGTTTCATCTCTACATAAAGTCATAAAAAAAGAAGGGTTGGCAGAAGATACGGCAGTGTATCGACCTCCGGATTGAAGAGCAGGTTTGACCGCAATGAATCCCTCTTCGGCTCCGATTTGATATGCAGCTTCGTCTTGGAATAGGCCAGAGGGATGGTACATGCGGATTTGATCCGCACCCTGGGCGAAGCCAAGCAACTTAGAATCTAGAGAGGTAAATTCTAGTATGCCAGATTTATCGTTACCTTTAGTCATACGGCCAGGGTGTATTTGGCGTAGAAACTTAGGTTGGTTTGAGTAGATTTGGTTAGCGCGGTTGATTAGTTCTAGGGCCTTCGGAGCTTTCTCCGATTGGAAGATGTTTTCACGCCCTGCGTGGAAGTAGGTATCCCATACGTATAGGCAAAGCACTAGCCAGGTTGCCATCATGTCGCGGGATTTCTCTATACAGAAGTAGCGTTCGCCTAGCCAAGTTTCGATTAGAGGGCGTAGGTACTCTTCTTTCTCTACGAAAGGGAATGCACGGAGAGGCGGTAATTTCGTAAAGTAGCCGAGGGCTTCGTAGTCATTTTTAACTTTGATGCCGTGGTAGGTTTGGAGATGTAACGCGAGCTTTGCGGAGTCGCGCTGTTCCTGATCTTTACAGAGGTTGCAATGGAACTTAGAACCTCGATCTACTGTTTTTACGTACGCGATTCCATCGTGACGGCGCGGATCAAACCAGTAGAATGGGTCCGCCGCGCATTTGTCATATTCGATTTGGCCAATCTTCTCCAATAGCTCGTCACGCTCTTCCCTGGGAAGAGTAGCGGCGTGTTCTAAAGATTTGGCGAGGGACATACGTTAGTAGCCTATACGTCGTTTAGAATTTAATTCAAATCCAATGGCGTCGTCTAGATCATCATCTTCATCTTCTTCTATGTATTCAAGTTCAACTTCAGTGCCGATGGCATCTGCTAGGCGGCGGGTGGCTTCTTCCACCTTAGGGTTATGTCCGAAGCCATGCGGTAGCTTCGGCTTTATTTCACAGGAATCTTCTAAACGAACTACATCGTCGTCGGAGTGTGTGGTAGAAAATTCTAGGATAGTGGATTTCTCGTCTACAGCCCAAAAGCGGTGAGGTGTGCCTGCTGCAATGCGCACGCAGTTGCGTTCTTCGCCGCGCATGCTGACACTTTCGAAAGTTCCATCTTCTAGTTTATACTCTAGCTTGACGAGTCCCTCTAAAGCTACAAAAGTTTCGTCTTTTACTTTATGGTAATGAAGGGAACATTTGAAACCTGGGCGGATGTGGAGCATCTTGCCGCAGTAGAGTTCGTTGTTAACTAGCCATTCTTCGTAGCCCCAGAGTTTAGGGACGATTGTTTTGGTTAGTTGTTCTGGTTTACTCATAGGTCTCTACCAGTATGTTTCCATTTCTAAGATCTTGTTCAAATTGTTTATTAACACGAGCCTGCATCTCTTCCATAGACTCTGGCGCACACTGTCCTAGTCTTTTAAGTGTTTCCACCCGCAGCCATTTTTGCATTTTAGGTTGCTCAATCAAACGTTTAAAAGCTTCTACTTCATTCTGATGTTGATGTCGAAAGGTGCAGGATTCCGCTACACATCCGGAAGCTTCGTGAATAAAACGTACACCTGTTTCAACTTTATTTACGTTCTGACCACCCTTACCTCCACAACGAAAGGTTTGGCGCTTCATGTCTTTTTTAGTTAGGGTTAAGATTGGTTTAGTCATATAACTTAAATCCAAGTGCCACAATAAAATCTCGGATATATCCAGACATACCATTTGTGCTAGTCTTATTAGCATACCAAGCTTTAGCTAAATCGTCAAGTTTTATCTTGGGAATTAAGTGAGTTACCGCGACGGATGCGCAAGTCACAGCGATCTCAGCACACGAGAGTGGCGGAAAGCCTAGGGTGCTAGCCACTGTGTAAGCAGCAACTACTACGTCACCCGCACCTACTACGGATGCTGGACGGATTTGAGGGTTTGGTGGTAAAAAGAAATTTGAAAATCCTGTAGTTGGTGTATACAACGCAGCGCCTTCATGACCTTTAGTTACTAGGCATTTGTTTAAGCCGAAAGCTTGGTTCGCGTCAAACTCTTTTTGGTTAGGGAAGAATATTCCCTTGGAGACTTTAAACTTTGTCGGGTTTTTGCAATCTATGAAAGTTGGGATTGTCGGGTAAGAGTGTTGAATGCTGGAAGAGAAGGTACCTTTTTCGTAATCGGAGATGACTAGCACGTCGGCTCCTTTACAAAACTCATTGATTTCTTGTTGGGTTATTTCTGGGCCAATCACATCACGATCTACACGACACACTTCAGTGTTGTCGGAGATGTAACGGGTCTTATGGCACATTTGGTTATAGCTAGATGCGTGGATATCAACTTTACAATCTATGTGTTTAACTAAGTTTGATATCTGTTGAGCTACATTAGCAGCGCCTCCTAAAACAACCCGCTCAGATTGGAACGTGTGTTTAACTATAGGTGCTTCCTGGGCTACACCGTTAGGCGTGCAGAAGCGATAGATGTCTAGCATCTGATCGCCGAGAACTACGATTCTCTTTGACACGTACAAGCGTCTCCAAATCTAATAAAATGACACATAAGGGAATGATCCACCTGGGGGTTTAAAGTTTCTCGTCCGTGTGGCGAGTCCACGGGGGCGTATCTGCCTTTGACCCCCATTTTGCGACCTTTCCTCCCATGAATCGTATTTGAGCGGGTTCGTAAATGCCTGCCGCGTTGGGTTGATCTTGCCATTGGTTTGATTCTACATTAATGGCGATGTAGCGGTCAAGGATTGGAGAGCGAAGAAGTTCAAGAGGCCTGGCATCTAGGGGTATATATCCTTCTGTATAATGGGTTAGTAATGTGAGCAGAGTTTCGATAGGGAATATAAGAGTTTTAGTTCCTGGCATATTTAGCTTCCTACTCCGAAATAGCGTTTCATTTGAATGTCTAAGAGTTGAGTTCCCATGTCACCATTCCAGCTTTTGTCTACTAGCTTTAGGCCAATCATATTCTTTTGGGTTGGGTTAACTACGAAATCAATGGGTTGAGCGGAAGCAGGTAAATCATCTTCACCTAGATACGTCTTTAGGATATTAACGATATCATCAATCCGAATTAGAATGTGTCGTTGCATTTAAACCTTGAAAGTTAGAATACCTTCAGCCTCTAGAAAAGATGTAGCCGCTTTTGCCTTTTTTAGAATATACAAAGGCTCTGAAGTATTTCCTACCACAGCATACAATCGACGAAACAAATCATATGTAATTTTATTTCTATCTTCAACACTCAGCATTTTCGAGATCCTCATCACATTTACATCCAATTACATCTTCCGGGGCTTCGGGGGCGGCAAGTCCTATACCACCACATACTCGACAAATCCTACGAAGTAGCTTTGTCTGTAGGTAGGGAGGGCTGCCCATGGTGAATAACATTACAACTTTCCTTAATTCGTCCGGTGTCTCCATACGAAACCTCGCTTTTGCAAACCGCAACAATCGACATTCCCGGAGCAATCCAGTCTGTACGGAGGTTGGAGGTGTCGGTTGGCTCGTTGCACATCGGACAATTCATCATTCGAATTACTAGGGTAGGAGAGCCGCAACCCGGACATTTGCCGATTGCGGCTTGTAGGGGCCAAACATGGCCGTTCGCACAAGCAAAGCTAGAGCACAACTCCACAAGCGGTTCGGAGAAAAACCCCTGAGGTGGAGCGGGTGGGACGACGGAGGAGGTGTTTGCTGGCTTTTCGGTCACATTAGACATCTTAGCATGCGGAGGGGCGGAAGTCAAGTTTTGACTAAATTTAGTCGAATTCACTGAATTTCCCGACGAAATCGCAGAACCGCTATTATACTTGGTGTGGGCGGGCGGGGAAACACCTTACGCGACGCGTTCCTAATATTTTTTAAATTTTTTTGTATTTTATTTTTTAAAATTTTTACGGCTCTGGAGAGGCGGGATACGCCTATACCTGCTCGCATCCGCTCGTGCGATAGGTTGACCCACCCCCGCACTGCGTGCGTGATACGGGTATTCCGCTACACGAACTTCGTTCGTACGGGTGTAGGCGAAGCGAAAGCGAATATGCGGAGGGTTTATCGCGTAGCGCGGGGTGATAGGTGGGGGCGATATTCCCCTTAGCTTCGCTAAGATAACCCGGCGGGTGTCACCGCGTGGCGTAACACGCGACGCGAAAACCTAGTGGGTTCTAGCGGATGCGGGTACACGCTTCGCGAGTGTATACCTCCAGGCAGGGCGAAACCTAGGCGAAAACCCGCAAGGTGTGCAAATTTTACCGGCTGCGCCATGCAAATTTTACCCACTCGGCAGAATTTACAAGGCGAAAAGAAGGCGAACTCCGGCGCAAGTCCTTTGTTTTCAACGCTCTGCGCGTTTGGCACGCCGCTTGCACTCAAGTTCTCGCCGACCCCGGCTTTCGCCTTCGGCACCCTCGCCCCCTACGGGTAGGGACTACGTAGCTAGCACGATACGCTAGAGAGATACATACGAGGTATATACATGGCAGATACGATGGTTCAAGCGATGCACGCTACGCAAGGCGTACGTCTTACAGGACAAGCGGCCCTAGACGCGCTTGAGGCGCATTCGGAGGAAGGGGGCAAGGCGGAATTGATTGAAGCGGATGTTGAAGAAACGCAAGATTCGTATCTAGTGCGAATTCCCAAGCGAATCTCCGCCGGAGCGCTCAAAATGTCTACCTCCGGCAAATCGTTGGTTGCGACGGTTCGCACTTCGGAGGGGATCTCGCTCAAGACTACTCGTTCTAACGGGAGTGAGCGTACCCTCGCCGGTCGGCCGTTCAATATCAATTTGACGTTCAAGCTGTAACGCTACGCGTGTGGTTTGAAGCTAACCCCCTGCTACCTAGCAGGGGGTTTTGCTTGAGGTGACAAGCGTATGAAGCAAACGCAGTTAGAGGCGCTATTTGACGCACAGGACATTCGACGCCACGCGCGTAGCGAAGCGCAAGCGGAAATGTCGCAAGGATTGGCAATGCAGGGTGCACGGATGGTAGTTAGCTATTCGCCGCTACGCTATCAAGCCCCCATCCGTCGTGATAAATGGATGCCGCGCAGTGTGCAAGAAGCGTTAGATTTTGGGGAGATAAACCACTATGGACGCTAAACTAGCGGGGTTCGTGTGGGATTATGCGCAGCTAGCGTGCTACGCGCTAGCTATCGTGTTTTGGTCTAGAGCGTTTTGGCTAGCTACCCGCGAAGAAAGGGGGCGCCGATGGAATCGCTAGCGTGGGATTAGTTTCGATACAAATTTTTGACTACCTCCAAAGGGACCCCGTAGGGTCCCTTTTTTTGTGTATCCGCACGAATTATCTGTTGAAACGGATATCGTGATGAATTTTGCGATATGAGAGGCGAGAGGCGAGGGGGTAGCCTACCCTACCCGCCGAAGCGAATATCGGCGTGGCACGGCGTTTCCGCTCGATTGCGGGCTATTCTGGCGACGCCAGCTTGACGGTTTTGGAAAGTTTATCATCGGTACTGTAGTTAAGGCACCTAGAAAGTGCTACCTCTAGTGAGCTTAACAGCGGGAGAGGGTTCAGTAGGTGAGCACATAAATACACTGCTAGGGCTGCTGCTAATGCTGCTGCTGCTGCCATTGATGCCGGTACTTTAAACCTAATTCGTCTAGCGGAGAAAGCTGTAGAAGATGAAACAATTCATAATTCGTAAATATAGAAATGAATGGCAATATGGGCAGGTCGGTACCGGTGAAGTATTTGGAGAGTTCAAATATCCCGAATCTTGCTTAACTGCTATCCAAGAAACACACCCGGGTGAAGATGTACAGATTACACTATACGCACCTAGGCCATGTAAACCTTGGCAAGTCACTTCCGCATAACACATAGAAGCTCGCAAACCTACTTTGATTAGACGCTCGCTCCGCGTGAACGTCTAGATGAGGGTAGTTTTAGATTAGAAAAGGTAAACCCAATGAAGAAAAACAAATTTAAAGATTTAGGAGAACAAATCCCAGCATATTGCTACGCAATAGGGGCTCAAACACCTCGTACTGCGACTAAGCAAGTTTGTTTACGCCGACGCTTTAAACACTCTAAAGGAGTAGAGAGTTATTGGCGACTGCTACGTAGCTAAATCCTAAGTTTGCATCCATAGCTCCAATCGGTAGAGCAGCGAGCTTTTAACTCGACGCGTGTTAGTTCGAATCTAACTGGATGCACCAAATTTGCATGAGTAGTCCGGTAATGGAGCCGATGCAGACTGTAAATCTGATGCCCTTTGGGGTCTTGTAGGTTCAAATCCTACCTCATGCACCAAATTTTAGCAGATAAATGTGTTTAGAAAGGAGGGGCTATGCCCCAAGAACTTCGAGATATGATTGAGTATGCGCAAGATAACTATTCTCCAGACCGTGCTGCATACATTCTAGAATATGTAACCCCAGACGGAGAATCTGAGGTAGCTGGATATTTCAATCAAAACGACGCACACGAGCTAGGACGTCATTTGCTAGCAATTCAATGCAAAGATGTATGTGTGGAGCGAGTATGAATTTAAAAGATCCGGACGATGTAATAGTTTTAACGGTATTAGGGATATCGTTAGCTTCTATTTTGGTTGCTTCAGCTATTTACATCTTGGCACATGTTTAAACTTGAGTAAAACCTCTACTAACCCCTGTGACAGAGGGGTTAGATAGTTGTTTTAAAGGAGTATGAAATGACTATACATCAAGCAACAGCAAACCCTGATTTAAAAACTTTAGCAGAATCACTAAGAAAGAAGCCGTATATTCAAATTAGCGCATTAGCGGCTCCCGGTGATTGGTTAGAGATCTTCGACCCTAATGACTCAAACCTTTCATCGTTACTAGTAAAATTAGTAAAACAAATCTCTAAAGAAGAATTTGAAAGAGTTACAGGCTATAATCTAAATCCAAACACTCCATACCCTTGGCGAATCTCATCAGACGAATTAGATATACTAGTGGAGCAAACGCTGGCAGAACTGCCAGTCACTGATTTGATTGCGGCATAGCTAAAACGCTTTACCCTTACGAGGGTTTGGCGTCTTATCGATGAAGCAAACGCGATATGTTTAGGACCGGGGTTCGATTCCCCGCAGGTCCACCGAAGGTAGGGCTAGGTGTCACTAGTCTGCCCTTCTGGTGGAGGGCGCAGCAATGCGCCCCTAACGAAGGATGCTAAAGCAAGTTAATTTCGCTGGACACGAGTCACCTGCTTTAGCCCTTCGGTGGGCCTGATCGGTTTCGACTGGACATGGATGTGGATGTGGAGGTAAGCGTTAGATGTCCAACGTTAAAGAGCATAAACAAAAAAATGCCAACTCTCTAGTTGCGCGTATGGTTGAGGCGATCCGTGGTTTCTTTGCTCCGCAAGGCGCAATGGTACCCGCGTTCGCGTAAACCCCTGGTGATGAGCCACGCCCCGGTAGGTAATCCGGGGCACATGATTTTTAAGGAGTTACATATATGGAGCAATTTTCGCACATTCTCAAAGGTAAAACTATTCTTCGTATAGATATATCCGAAGATAAAACTTTTCTACGTTTCCACACATCCCAAGGAGACATACACGCTTACGCATACGGAGATTGTTGTTCTAACTCTTGGGTAGAGAATATTTCGTTACCTGCTTTAGGGCTACCCGCAACTGTGTTGAATGTAGAAAATATCGAAATGCCGGATCTAGGTTCTCCAGAGGATGACATCGCAATCAAGTATTACGGCGAGCGTATCACCACAGATCACGGTCACATTACAATCGATTATCGTAATGAATCAAATGGTTATTACGGAGGTTTGCTAGAGTGGGAGGGCGGAGACGAATATATATATCAAATAAAAAACCGAGACGAACCAAAGGTATGGAAGGAAGTAACTACCTAACGCAGAGTGGGTGGGCGTCTAGCCCATTTAATGCGGCAACACGGTCACAAGCCCGTGTCAACATCGTCCAGTGGGAAGCAAGCCGCACGGGGCTTCCCTACTATTTTACACGTACACATCTAAAGGAAAAAACAATCACATGAATCTAAAGAATCTCATTTTTCTCGTAGGAGCTACTGCGCTTCTAGCCGTAGGGGCGGGGCGCACTGCGAAGCCCATCGAACAACGCTTCGTAGCGCGTGGTACAACGCTATGTCGTAGCATGGGCGGGCAGGAATTTGCCCAAGCTATGAACGGCTATACTTGGCTTCGCTGTGAGGGAGTCGCTAAGCTATCAGACGAACCAATTGGGCAAGTTCCGCCCCCTGCGACAGTTACAAAGTAAACGTATCTGCATCCATCAAATGCTCCGAAGACCCGGAGCATTTGAATGGATATAGAAAGCCAAAACTAAAGATATATAAACACTCTATACGTGTTTACGAAAAAGCTTTATACGAGACTAGAAAACGTAAGTAGCGTGGTTTCGATTTTAGAAATCTAATACTTCTAGCTTATCCACATATAAAATAGAAAGGACAAGTCAAATGGAACGAAGCAAGTTGAATGATCTTATCAAAGACAAAAACGAACGGCTGGAACGAGAAATCCTCCGCGATGCAGAAGGCCTAACGAGTTCAAATCTCGTACGCTCCACCATTTAAAGTCTAAGCAGCTTTCAGCTAAAGCTTTACGCATAGCGTCAAGTACTGTAAAAATGCTTCGTCTCTTCGGGGACGTATCCCCCTGTAGTTTAGCGGTAAAACACCCGGCTTATACCCGGCATAGGCACCAGATTAGTGCGCATCCTAGGTTCGAATCCTAGCGGGGGGACCAAAGATTTAGAAAGAAAGAAAAAAGGAACAGACCGTGGATTGGCTGAACGAAAGAATCAAATGAGTTACATAATCGCTGGCTTGGCCGGATGGCTTGGTCAGTTTAGTTCGGCAACTGATACCGCGAATCGCCGCTCGGGGCACTTTGGTCCAATTCACTCTTCTTTCCGGGTGTTCTGGGCGGCGGTTGGCGGGATCGGGAGCCGGATGGATCAGGCGGGCTTTAAAACGCTGCGAATGGGTTCGAGTCCCATCCGATTCCTCCTTGAATTGCTCTGTAGTCGCCAGCCGGGGTGCGTCCGGTTATAGAAAGACTTATACTAATTTGGATATGGGCGGTGAAATGGCCTTGACAGATTTTGCCGCCCGTAAAAGGGAAAGACTAAATGCGGAAGTTCCTAGCGTTAATTGGCTTTGTTGATTTAGCGTGGTTGATCGATTACGACGGCAGCCGGAGCCTGAGGATTATAAGGAAAGACTTATGCAGTAACCCTTACTGCGAACGTGTGGGTTTAAATATTCACCCGATAGCACTTCTTCCCGGCGGATTGATCGCTGACGGAGCTTATGTGGTTAGATGGCAGCCAGCATCGAAAGGCGCAGAAAAATACTTCCAGGAGGCAATATGACCTTGTACAAATTGACTAACGAGAGATTTCAAACGCGCGGCGAAACACAATGGGGTCCGGGAGTGTCGCATAGCGGAACTGGCGAAGGGAATCTTTGTGGACCGGGGTACATCCATGCTTATGAGCATCCGTTGATTGCGGCGTTCATGAATCCGATCCATGCCAACTTTACTAACCCAGTGCTATGGGAGGCGGAAGGCGAGATCGCTAAACGCGATGGACTGCTGAAGTGTGGATGTGTCACGCTGATGACGGTTAGGAAGATTGAGCTGCCCGCTATTACAACGGTGCAACGGGTGGAAATCGCGATCAGGTGCGCGCTTGGGGTCTATACCAATCCTACATTTGTTGTGTGGGCTGAAGGATGGCTAAGCGGTAAAGATAGATCGACGAAAGCGGCGATGG